GTCGAGGCGCTGCGGGTCATCAGCCTGCCCGAGCCAGGCGAGGCGCTGATCGTGGTGCGCAACCCCGAGCGGGTGGGGCATGCGGTGGGCGGGTATGTCGGGCTGGGCGTCGAGGCCGAGGGTTTCGCGCTGGCCAACATGAAGCAGATGGCGGGCAAGGCGGCGCTGGAGCTGCGAGAGAAGGCCAGCCGGCCGGCCGCGCCGTGGAAGACCATCCACAAGCAGGGGGCGGCATGAGCGAAGGCGAAGCGATTGCGACGGCTCTGGCCACAGTCCGGCCGATGCGCCCCGGCGAAAACCCGGCCGCGTACTGCAAGCGCGAGACGTGGCCAGTTATCAGAGCAGCAAGCGAGAAATGGTGGCGCGCTGCCGACGCTGCATTCTGGGCTTCGCTGCGCTGATGGCTCGCATCTGGCAGCGCCTCCGCGACCTGGGCAAGCGGGACATGGCGCTGGAGAGCATGCAGCTGGCCATGGACTACCGGGCGGTGTTCGGCACCCCCGGCGGGCAGCGTGTGCTGGCCGACCTGCTGCAACGCGCCGGCCTGGCGCAAACCACCTTCCGCGCCGGGCAGGCCGACATGACCGCCTACCTTGAGGGCCGGCGCCGCATCGGCCTGGAGGTGGTGGAGATGATCAACAGCGACCCGGACGCGGTGGCAGCGATGCTGAGCGCGGGCGAGACGGAGCACCTGTACCCATGAGCGAGACCATCCTCGGCACGCCGGCGCCCGTTGCCGCCCCGCCGCCCGAAGCCCCCGCCGCTGCCGCCGACCCGCGCGAGTGGCTGCCGCAGGAGTACCGCGGCGACCCAGCGTTCAAGGACTACGCCGACATCAGCGGCTTGGCCAAAAGCCACAAGAACGCCATGTCCATGGTGGGCCTGGACAAGGGCAGCGTGCTGCGCATGCCCAAGGACGAAGCCGACGCTGCCGCCTGGGACGAGGTGTTCAACAAGCTGGGCCGCCCCGCCGCGCCGGACAAATACGAGCTGAAGGCCGAGGGCATCCCCGACGCCTCGCTGGCCGCCGCGCGCGAGACCTTCCACAAGCTGGGCATCAATGGCCGGCAGGCGCAGGCGCTGATGGACCTGTACGGCCAGACCGCGGCGCAGGAGCGCGAGGCGTCCGGCGTGGCCCCCGAGCGCCTGGCCGCGGTGCGGGAGGTCTCGGCGATCAGCGCCCAGGCGGCCGAGGCGCAGCTTCGCCAGCAGTGGGGCGCGGCCTACGACGCGCGCATTGCTGCGGCGACCATGGCCTATCGCGACGTGGTGCCGCCCGAGGTCTCGAAGGTGCTGGGCGACCTGGGGCTGAACCGCCACCCGGCGGTGGTGGACTTCCTGGCTAAGCTGGGGCTGGAGCGCACCGAGGCTGCCGGGCTGAAGGGCGGCGGCGCCGGTGGGCAGGGCGCGCCGCTGACCCCGGACCAGGCGCAACGCGAGCTGGAGGCGTTCAACAACTCGGCCGAGGCGCGGGTACTGATGGACCGTGATCACCCGGGCTATGTGACGCTGAAGGCCAAGCGTGACGCGCTGCTGCGGGCGGCCTTCGGGTGAAGCCGCCCCGCACCCCGCTGGCCGATGGCGCCGAGATGCGGGCGCCGATGGATTGGGCCGGGCTGATCGCCTCGCCCGAGTTTCGGGCGGCGATGCAGGGCCATGCGGAAGATGAACGCATCCTCAGCGTCTGCTTTGATCGAGATGGAGCCGACCCCATCCGCGCCGAAGCCCTGCGTGTCGCCATGGAAAGTCTGCGCCCGCACGGCGACACTCACATAATTCTTGCGCGCGCAAGGGAATTTGAGGCATACCTCCGGGGCGACGCGTCGGGTAGCGGGCAACCGTCCGATGGCAATGCAGGTGATGGGGCGGCCTGAAGCGCCCAAGACGCGGGTCTGGCTGACGCCGCGGGCATAAGGACCGAGATCGCCGGGTAGCCCATTGGGTCCGGCTGACCGTCCAAGCCCGCAGCCGAGATCGCCAGGGAGCTCAGTCGAGAGATGCAATGCATCACTCGGGAGCATCCCAGTGTCCTTCGAAATCACCACTTCCTTCGTCCAGCAGTACCGCTCGACCCTCGCCCTGCTGGCGCAGCAGAAGAAGTCCCGCTTCCGCGACAAGGTCATTGTCGAGAGCGGCATCCGTGGCCAGACCGCCTGGTACGACCAGATCGGCACCACGGTCGCCCAGCCGATGACCACACGGCAGGCCGACACGCACATCGCCAACACCCCGCACCGCCGCCGCCGCGTTGACCTGGCGCCCTACAACTGGGCCGACCTGATCGACACCGTGGACAAGGTCCGCATGCTGGCCGACCCGATGAGCGCCTACACTCAGGGCGGCAACTTCGCCATGAACCGCCAGATGGACGACCTGGTGATCGCGGCCTTTTTCGCCACGGCCAACACCGGCCAGACCGGCGGCACCACGGTGGCCTTCCCCTCCGCGAACATTGTGGCGGTGAACTCCTGGGCCTATGGCTCCGGTTCGGGCAACACCGGCCTGACCATCTCGAAGATGATCGAGGCGCGGTCGCTGCTGCTGGCCGGCGAAGCGGTGGACGACGCCGACGAGCAGAGCATCACCGACCTGTACATGGCGCTGACCGCCAAGCAGATCAGCAACCTGCTCTCCACGACGGAAGTCACCAGCCGGGATTATGCCGGCGAGCTGGAGGCGCTGCGCACCGGCAAGGTGCCGCAGTTCATGGGCTTCAAGATCATCCGGTCCGAGCGGATCACCCAGGACAGCAACAGCTACTGGCAGGTTCCGGCCTGGCACAAGATGGGGATGTACCTCGGCATCGGCGAGGACATCACCACCAGCATCGACCGCCGCCCGGACAAGAACATGGCCTGGCAGCCCTACTACGAAATGCTGCTGGGCGCCGCGCGGGTGGAAGAAGCCCGCGTCATGCAGATCAAGTGCGTGTAAGGGAGGGCTGAGACATGGCCGTCGTCACCACCAAGTCCACGCTGATCACCAACATGGAGACCAGCCCGCCGATCCAGAACCCGACCTACAACGATGGGGGCCGCGTGCGTTGCGCGATTGCCACCGTCGCGGTCGCCAACGGGGACAGTATCGGCAGCATCTACCCGCTGTTCCGCGTCTACAGCCACTGGCGCATCGTGCGCCTGCTGCTGCGCACCAACGCGATCACCAGCGCCGCGGCGAACTTCGGCCTGTACAAGGTCGACGCCACCACGGCGGTGTCCGCGGCCTGCTACGCCTCGGCGCAGTCCATCGCCACGGCCATCACCACGCTGCCGGTGGACCTGGCCTTCAGCGCCAAGGTGCTCACCACCACGGTGCCCTATCAGCAGGTGTGGGCCGACGCCGGCCTGACCGCTGACCCGAAGCTGGCCTACTACCTGAGCGCGGTCTTGACTGCCGCGGCCACGGCGGGCGGCAACTTCAGCGTCGAGATGTTCTACACCGTCGACTGAAAGGGTAGGGGGAGGGGTAACCCTCCCCCGCTGCTGCATGGCGACATCCGATATCGACATCTGCTGCCAGGCGCTGGCCATGATCGGGAACGACCCGATCACGAGCCTGGACGGCACCGACAAGCCGAGCGCCACCTGCAAGCGCTTCTATTCGGCGCGGCGCGACGAGCTGCTGGTCGCGCACCCCTGGAACTTCGCCATGGCCCGCGCCTCGCTGGCGGCATCCGCCACGGCGCCGCTATGGGACTTCGCCTATGCCTATCCGCTGCCGGCGGACTGCCTGCGGGTGTGGCGCGTCAACGCCTGGGATCCGATGCAGGCCTGGAAGGTCGAAGCGGGGACGCTGATCACCGACCTGACCGCGCCGTTGAAGGTCCAGTACATCGCCCGCATCACCGACGCGACCAAGTTCAGCGCTGGCTTTGCCGCAGCGTTGGCCGCCCGCGTGGCCATGGACCTGGCGCGGGCGCTAGCCATGTCCGGCGACATCAAGGAGGACATGCGGCGAGAGTTCGAGAAGGCCTTCCGCAGCGCCAAGAGCGACGACGGCCAGGAAGCGAACGGCGACATGATCATTGCCGACGCGCTGGTCCAGAGCCGCTACTGATGCCGCGCGCGCGCCCAATCCAGACCAACTTCACCGGCGGCGAGTTCTCCCCTCGGCTGCTGGGCAGGCCGGACCTGGACGCCTACGCCAACGGCGCGGCCACGCTGCTGAACTTCCTGGTGCTGCCACAGGGTGGCGCCACACGCCGGCCGGGCAGCTACTACGTGGCGCCGGTGAAGGCCGCGGCCAACCGGGTGCGGCTGATCCCGTTCACCGTTTCCAGCATCGCGGCCTATGTGATCGAACTGGGGCCGCTGTACGCCCGCTTCTACCGCAACCGCGGGCGGGTGGTGGACGGCAGCAACGTGCCGGTGGAACTGGTGACGCCCTGGCCGGCGGACGCGCTGCAATATCTGCGCTGGGCGCAGTCGGCGGACGTGCTGATCGTGACGCATAGCGGATACGCGCCGCAGCAGATCAGCCGCACGGCAGCCGGCGCCTTCAGCATTGCTCCGGTCAACTTCCAGAATGGCCCGTACCAGCCCGAGAACACGGGCGACGTGGGCACCGCCGGCGGGATGGGTGACACGTCCGGCGCGGATGTAGCGGCACCGGTGCCAAGCGCTGATGGTGGCGGTGGTGGTGGCGGCGGTGATGGCGGCGGCGGTAGCGACTGATGACCGACACCAACATCACGCTCACGCCGAGCAACATCAACGGGACCGTGACTATTACCGCTTCGGCGGCGCTGTTCACCTCTGACGACGTGGGCCGGATGCTGTCGCTGTACAGCCCGGTGATCCAGCGCGGTGCGTCCACGGCCTATGGCGCAAGCTCCATATTCTGGACAGACGACCGCGGCGGCTACGGCGTGGTGCGTCTGTACCGCGTCATCTATGGCGGCGCCACGGCTGCCGTGTGGATGGCCGGCACAACGCCCAACTACGACCTGAACGCGCCGCATGAAGAGAGCCAGTCCGTCGCGGATGGAACCTGCGTGCTGCGCTACCTCGGCCGCGGCAAGAGCGTCTGGGGCTGGGGCACGATCACCGGTTACACCAGCTCGACCCAGGTCACGATGGACGTTTCCCCGAATGGCTGCTTCGGCACGACCACAGCCACCTTCAAGTGGCGCCTGGGCGAGTGGGGCGGGGCGCGCGGCTGGCCGTCCACCGTCTCCTTCTTCCAGAACCGGACCATGTGGGGCGGCAGCACGGCCAGCCCGCAGACGCTGTGGGCCAGCCAATCCGGCGACTTCTGGAACATGGCGCCGAGCGAGCCGGACGACACGGTGATCGACACCAACAGCATCACCGCCACGATGGACGACGACCAGGTCAACACCATCCGCTGGCTGCTGGCGCAACAGCGCGGCCTGGCCGTGGGCACCGACAGTGGCGAGTTCCTGGTCGG